GATTACGGCCCATCATCCACGCCGGGAACAAAAAGGATGCGAACTCAGACTTCGTGTGTCGCGGTGCCATATTTATTATTAATCTTTTTAATTCTCCGCTGGCCACACGTTCTAATTTTTCTGCAATTATTTCGTGGTGCCTCCCTTGAATAAAACTCGGCCAAATGTTTTTTACAAAACTTAAAAATACTTCTCGGCTCTCTTCGGTCTTCTCTAACTGAGCTAACCTTAGTTCGAGTTTAAGGATCCTCTCGTTCTCTGTTGTACCATCCATATAGGGGTCCCTTACACTTAATTTGTATGCGATTTATGGGTTATTATAATATAGTTAACGACAATATCAAATTATATCTCATTGTTTGAGAAAAACTTAGCACTAGCCCTCGCTGCCAAAGACTGTGGATCGTGGAAAAAATTAGAATAAACCTATATTTTAAGCCGTTTTATAGCCTCTATTGTCTAGGGTACCTTGTGCAATTTCTACGACTAACCCGCCTTGATTCGTGGCCGTTGCCCCGTGAATCATTTAATTAAATCTATTATTCCTGCAGGCCTGCCAGCTATTATCGTTAAATTAATTACTGGCGTTTATGTTTTTAATTACTGGGGAATCTACTGACGGGGAATCTACTGACGGGGAATCTACTGACGGGGAATCTACTGACGGGAAATTTAATTACTGGTCAAACTCCGTTGTTCTCGAATCCTAAATGATTTATCTAGCCCCAAGATTCACGGCTCATAGGTTTTTAATAATCCCTGAGCGTTCGGGGTCGGCTTGTTTAACTATTTAATACTAATGTGATTACATAAAAGAAAAGCCCCGCACTTGGCGGGGCTTGTTCGGCTTTTATAGGTGTATTAATTTAAACGGGTAAAGGTGCAAATATATGTAAACAAACTATACCTATTGCAAATAATAATGGCATTGTTAAAAACTCGGCCAGATAATATAAAAACTTTCTCATTTATGCCTCTTCTTTTTCTTCTAATAAATGATTCCAAGAGTCCGCACTAAAATTAAAAAGCCCGTCTACATCTACATTAAACAATTTAAAATCAGTGTATCCGCCTCTAACATCTGCCCCGTTATGAATTGATATCCCCATTAAATCGTTTTCGTAAAGATCCCCGCTATAAATAACTTGTATAGTCTGAGACAAAATACAATCTTCATTATAAGAATTAATATGTTTAGAAGAATGACTAGATGGCAACTCATGATTAAAATATGACATTACATTATTTAAATTATTTTCTAGTTCATGCCATGCTAAATAATTATTTAAATTTTCCGTCTGGTCTGAATCATATTCTAAAAACTCATTTAAGAATGGAAATATATTTAAAGTAATTTCATTATACTTTTTGTCTATTTCTACAAGCTCATCTTTTTTAAAGTCTTCAAGCGTTCTTAATTGGTTTTGTTGCCAATGTCGATTATTTGCCATTCCCGAATCCATCATATTAGTTCCCGTTGATTCAGTTAACATTTTATATATTATTTCTTCTGTTCTCGTTGTCATAATTTTAGTCTCCTATTTGTTTATTTTAAAACGTCCCATATAGTCGCATAGTTTTATATAAAAGAAAAGCCCCGCAATAATACGGGGCTTTGTAAGGGTTTGAAGTTAAGCAGCTCTAACTTTTTTATTTAAGCAGCGTTAACTTTTTAACAGGTTTCTAATTGTTCAATGTCTGGGCGGTGTCGCTCCTCTAAATACTTGCAAACTTTTTTCCACGTGTTCAAATTATCCCTAACGGAATCGATATCACAAACCACGCCATCAAAGTTTTCATTGTCGCAAGCTACTACAAAATTGGAATCTTCTTCAATATCGCCATAGCACCATGTAGTTCCGCCGTCTTTACGTTTATAAATATAATCTATCTTTGTTTTAAACATTGTTTAAGCCTCCTTTTTTAAGTTTGTTTAAATACTTGCAAACTTTTTTCCATATGATCATTTGCTAAATCTAATTTTTGCCCCATTTCGGTTATTATATCAAAAGCATTTTTAAAACCCTTGGCATCTAGATTAGGGTTTTGCAATACCATTATTACAATTTGAGCGGTTGTTTTCCAATTTGGGGTTATGTTAATTTTAGCCATTGTTTAAGCCTCCTAAGTTATTTTCTTTAAAACTTTTTATTTGTTTTTCGTTCAAATCATTTAAACTTTTATCTTCTTCATGAAATTGATTTGTATTTGAATTATCAATTAAAGATAAAGTAGCTATTGAAAAGCTTTTATTAAAAGTATCAATAATATTAAGTCTTTCATCTTCAGTTAAAAAAGCACCTTTTGAGGCAATGTCTAAAATAAATCGTGCCATTTTAATAATCTCCCCATGCTGAATCTTCTAGTTCGTCACTATTGGTTAATATTTTACTACGTTGATTTTCGCATTTATTACATAAAGCTAAATTTCCTCTAGGGTCGGTTCTCCCGCAATCAATCAAGATTTCTTTAAGATCAAAACCTTGTTGAATATAAACACTTACATTATTAAAGCACATTTTTCATTCTCCTATTTGGTTATCCCATAGCATTGCATACTTTTATTTAAAAGAAAAGCCCCGCACTTGGCGGGGCTTAAATCGGCGTTAAATGTATTAAAAATTATGAGGCCATTGCGACTCTGTTCCAATCTGTTTTTCTCATATTTAAAACGCTCCCGCCTAATTTTTGCCAAAAGTCTACTTCGTCCGCTTTGGCGGTATTTGCGACTCTTGTTACTGCATTAATCATAGTCGCTCTATTTACGGGCTTGTCATTTTCATAACCCGCTTGTCCTATAGTTTTTAATAATCCGTCTAAAACACTTGAAGTTTCTTTTTTAGATAAAGTTAAAACTTTTCCTAAATTTTCGACTGCCTCAGTAGTTTCAACATTAATTGTATCTTCTGATGCTAATTTCATTTTTTCTAAATTTTCATCAAAAGTATCTCTGGACGCATAAGAGCTGACAATATCCCTTAGTTGTAATTTTAAACTATGATTATCAGCTTGTTTAGTTTCTTCAGTTAAAATATTCCAAGTGTCCCCATCCCTTGCAGAAGTTATATGTGATTTTCTTGTTATATTTTGGGTCTGCATTCCATTAAGACAAGCTAAAGTCCAATTAATACCAAAAGCTGAAATACTGCCCGCTCCCGTTTCACTATTAGATAAACCTATGCCATGTGCCATTAAGTCATTTAAATTAGCTCCCGTTCCCGTAAATACTTCAGATTTTAATCTGATATACATTTTCTTTTCAGTCACATCACAATTAACAATTTTCCATGATGCATCCGATTCCATTAACTGAGGCAATGCAGATTCTAATAAATCAGAATTATCAAAAGTTTTAAATTTGTCAGATAAAAAAGCTCTTGCCGTCCCGCATGGGTTAGCTCCAAAACCATTATAAAAAACATCATCATAACTTCTAATCATACGTTTAGAATTTTCTCTTAACCATATAGCATTAGTTAAAGAATCATATTCCATAGGATAATCAGATTGTAAACGCCTCGCAGTTCTAACATCTAAGCCGTTCTTTTGGGCTATTTGATCAAAACATAAATCATTAACTTTTAAAAACCTTGTCGGTTCTCCATGATGTCCTTCCATAATAATTTCACTATCATTAGAATTTGGCGTTTCAGATACAATGGTTCTAAACTGTAGCTCTTTAGTTGGAGCTATAAAGTCTTGTTTACGATTATTTGTTTCTTTAATCTTGATTAAAAGATTTTCTAAAGTGTTCTTTTCGTTTTCTATATTGTGCATAATTAATCTCCTATTTGTTAAAATGCAAAAAGCGGGAATTATTTCCCGCTCTTAATATGCAATTTATTCTATACATAGTCAAATTGAATTTTTGAAAGTTCAAATAGAGGTATCAATTATTAACAATGTATCAGGATAATCATTATCACAATTTAAACTTATGTCTGAAATTTCAAAAGTTTTATCATTAGTTGTATTAATAAAAACATTTTGATTTTCATCATATTTTTTTAATTCGTTTATTAAATCTTTAATTAACATTTTCCAAAATCTCCCGCTATGTGATGTCTTAATACAGTTCCAAAAGGTAGTTCCCGTGCAAATTTTAATAGTTGTATTTCGTCCCGCTCAACATTAACTCCTTTAGCGGTTGCCTCCCAATGCAAATTAACATTGCCTCCCGTTGCATAACACCCGCCGTCCTCAGTATCACTACCCGCTTTTTTCTTATACGTCCCATGATCTGTAAAGCCTATCGCATAGTCTCGATCAATACGACTGCATAAAGGTTTTCCATTCCCGCATTGGTTACAGTTTGTATTTATATATTCTGCGGGACATCTAACAATTTTAAAATCATTTACTTTTTCTGATTTACCATTTGTTTTCCAGAAAGTTTCTTTAACATTTATAACTACAGGAACAAAAGAATGTAAAAGCATATCAGCTATATTTTTTGCGGAATAGTTTATAGCGGTTTTACCCGCCTTTAGTTTATGTATCCAAAAGCTAGGGTTAAAATGTGAATAGGTAAAACTAATTCCGCCTTTTGGGACGGAATCAGATACTGC